TTAATGTACTGGATACCAACGCACGATGAGGTAACTTGTGAAGCTTTGAAACGCAATTTCAGTCAGCAGATCAAGATTAGAGCCTCTTGGGCGAGCCTTCCTGACGTCTAGGAATGTCTTGGGAGGGAGCTTGGCACCACTACTGAATCCAAATACTTTCACAGTATTAAATTTAGCCGTGGAGAGCGGGTCAAGCTGCGCCGAACAGGACAGGTCAGAAGGGATCGTGTGTATTACACCATGGCAGGTGAACACGGTCCGGAATGGTCGATACCCAACAATAACATCACCACAGCTCTCCATGCTGTAACAGAGAGGGTGTACTTAGTGAAAACCAAAGATGGTTATGCACGGTGCCCAAGTTTTCAGCATGGATCCGAGCACCACGTGGCGAAGTTCCTAAAGGAACTACGCAGAGTCGCTTTAAAACGAGGTAAGAGCGCAGCTATAACAGGTCAGGAATTTGTAGACCGTTATTCTGGGGCTAAGAGACGGTTATACGAGCGGGCTCTTTTGGACATGAAGAATGGACTAATCATGGACAAAGACGCTTGGGTGAAGGTGTTTACGAAGGACGAAAGGTTAGCGTATGGAAAATGCCCGAGGGCTATCCAACCGCGCTCACCCAAGTACAACATAAGTTTGGGTAGGTATTTAAAACACATCGAAGATAATATTTTCGACGGTATTAATGAGGTATTCCACCTCTTGGGACACAAGCACAGTACTGTGGCTAAGGGGATGAACCAGGAACAACGAGGGGCAACTATAGCTGAAATGTGGGCAAGTTTTACAGATCCAGTTTCACTCACGCTAGATGCTTCACGCTGGGACCAGCATATGAACCAATCCCTGCTGGGGATGGAACATGAGATTTATCACATGTTTAGCGAAGGTAAATGTGCTGATGGTCACACGATGCAGTACCTCTTAAACAAGCAATTGAATAATAAAGGCATATACACAGGAGTGGACGGACGCTTTTCCTACAAGGTGAAGGGGTGTCGAATGTCAGGTGACATTAACACCTCATTGGGAAATGTGTCGATAATGTGTATGTTGATGTATTCTTATTTTGTAGGGAAGCAAATAAATTTCCGGTTACTTAATGACGGAGATGATTGTGTTGTGGTCGTAGATAGAAAAGATGTGAGAAAAGTGAAGTCGTCAATCGCTGAATGGTTCTTGAAATTCGGCGTGGAAATGGTGTTGGAACATGTGGGTAGTACAAT